ATCGCTGGCGCTGACTGCGGCCTTGATGCTGACAGCCTGCGCCTTTGGAACGCCGCCAACGCGGGAAACCCCGCGCCCGTGTTCGGCAAACTTGACTACCGACTGTCCAGCGCCGCCACCGGCCAAGTTGGGCAAGTTGGCGGACTTGCTGGACAACCACATCGAGTCGATGGAGCTGTACAGCCAGTGCCGCGACCAGCTGAAGAAGCTGGCGGAGTGCGCGAACAGTGAAGCCGGAAGATAGAGCGCAGGAGCTGGAGCTGAAGGAGTGGGCGGCACGGCAGGAAACTGGCGGATTGCCACAGCCGGATGCTGTTCCGGCAACACATTGCCGAGACATACATTGCGGCGTAGAGATACCAGAGGCGCGCCGCAAGGCTTATCCGCGTGTGAGGTTCTGTGCGGAATGCCAGGCGCGGCGAGAAGACAAACAAACACGATAAAAGGGCGGGTGGATATGGTGCAAATCGAATTGTGGCAACTCTTGAGCGGGATTGCTGCAGTAATTGTGGCGTTCGCGACGATGACATGGGCGTTTGGCAAAGTGCTGGCCAAGCAATTCAAAGACGGGCTGGACGCACGCTTTGCGGTGCAGGATGAAATGCGCAAGCAGCGTGAAGCCGTCATGGACGCGCGCTTCAAGAGAATGGAAGAAGACCTTGAAGGAAAAGCGCCTCACTACAACGAGCGAATTTCATATCTGGAAGCCAATGCAAAAAAGTCGCCGACCCATGACGATTTATCTGATCTGCATGAAAAGATTAACGGTGTCAGTAACGACATCAGCGAATTAACCGGCCAATTTTCCGGAGTTCGCACCCTGCTCGAAACCCTGCATCGATACCTTTTGAATGGAGGTAAGTCGTGACCTATGCCGAAGAGATCGCTGCCGCGCGCCGCCTGACAATTCTGCTGGCGCTGAGCTTTGCGCCGGGCTACACGCTCAACCGCGCCGCATTGCGCATTTTTGTTGAGCGCACCGGCTACGTCACCAGCGTGGACAAGATGGCGACTGAGATTGCCTGGTTGACCGAGATGGAGTTGGTCGAGCAGCTGGAGCTGGACGCGGTGCGCCTGACCGCGCGCGGCGAGGATGTCGCGCTTGGGCGCAGCCAGACGCCTGGCGTGCGCAGACCATCACCAGGGGAAATCAATGGCGCACGGTGAAGATTCGCGCCGCGCCGTCCGCGCGGCTTATGTTTTCGATCAGTTGTCGCTGGAAACAGCAGCGGCCAAACTGGGCGTGCCCTACGCCACCGCGCGCAACTGGAAGCGCGAAGGCAAAAAGCTCGGCGACGACTGGGACAAGGCCCGCGCCGCGCAGATGATCGCGGGCGGCGGCATCGAGGACGTGGTGCGCCAGACGCTGGGTATCGTGGTGCAGCAGGTGCAGGCCACCGTGCAGGCCATACAGGATGCGGAAGACATGCCGCCCGCGACCAAGGTGGCGATGCTGGCCAGCCTCGCCGATGCCTACAACAAGCTGATGTCGGCCTCGCGCCGCCTGATGCCGGAGACGGACAAGCTGGCCGTGGCCACGGACGTGGCGAAGCGCATGGCGGAATTCGTGCGGGTGAATTATCCGCAGCACGCGCCCGCATTCGCGGAGATTCTCGGGCCGTTCGGTGATGATCTGGCGAAGGCGTATGGCCACTAACGCCGAAAAAGATTTCCTCAAGGAAATCGCCGAGCTGACGCAGGGGCTGCGCGCGGAGATCGAGGCCAAGCAGGTCGGCCTTGACCCGTCGCCCGAAGCAAAGCGCGCGCGGCGCAAGCGTGTGCTGGTGGACGGTGACTTCGAGTTTTTTTGCTACACCTATTTCCGGCACCACATCCGCCCGCCTTCTTCGGAGTTTCACCGGCACTTCTTTAAGCGCTTCCCGCAGATCCTCGATAAGCCGACGGGCGCGAAAGAATGGTGGGTGGCACCGCGCGGCGAGGCCAAGTCATCGTTGGCCACCAAGGTTGGCCCGACATGGTGTGCGGTGCGCGCGCTGCTGCAACGTCCGGCGATCCGCGCAGAGGTCGGCTGGGTTGACTCTACACCGTACTTCATCGACTACATCACCATGCTGGGCGCGGAAACCAAGCTGCCCACCAAGCTGCTCGAAGTCGTCAAGGTCGAGCTGACGGTTAACGCCGCGCTGGCGCTGGATTTCCCCGAAGCGTGCGGCGCGACGAAGAACTGGAAGATCGGCGACTTCACCACGCGCAGCGGCGTGAAGATGGAAGCCTTCGGCGCGGAGCAGGCCATTCGCGGCACGTTCCACGGCGCGAGCCGGCCGAAGCTGCTGCTTGGCGACGATCTGATCACGGACAAGGAAGCGAAAAGCCCGACCGAGTGCAACAACCGCTGGGACTGGCTGGAAAAGGCCGTGGACTTCCTCGGCCCACCGGACGGCACCGTTAAGTTTGTCGGCGTCGGTACCGTGCTCAACAAAAACGACCCGATCAGCCGTGCTAAGGCCGCCATCGGCCACCTGGTGCACCACTTCCGCGCGCTGATCGAACTGCCGAAGCGCATGGACATGTGGGAAGAGTGCCAGGCGCTGATGCTCAACCAGGACAAGCCAGCCGAGGAATCCGCCAACGAGCGCGGCGAGGTACTGGAAGAGAGCCAGCTTCCGTCCCATTTGTTCTACCAGGCGCACAAGGCCGAGATGGACGAAGGCGCGCAGATATCGTGGCCGGGCGTGCGCAGCCTGTACTGGCTGATGCGCCAGCGCGCCAAGAACGCCAAAGCGTTCGCCACCGAAATGCAGGGCGACCCGCGCAGCGACGAGGACAAGGTGTTCAGCCCGGTGCAGTTCTTCGTGTCTCGCTTGCAGCACTGGAAGCCGTTCGGCGCGTGCGACCCGTCGATGGGCAAAGGCGAGAAATCAGACCCGTCCGCAATCGTGGGCGGCTTCTACGACACGCAGCGCCAGCGGCTGCACGTCGACTACGCGGCCATCAAGCGCCGCGTGCCGAGCAAGCTGGAGGCCGACCTGATCGAGTTCCAGCGCGAGTTCAGGTGCATGGCCATCGGCTTCGAGAACAACAACGCCTACGAGCACATGCGGCAGACGTTCATCACTGCGGGGTTAGCCAAGAGCGTGGCGCTGCCGCTGGTGGCCGTCACCGCTACGGTGGATATGGAAGTGCGCATCGATTCGCTGGAGCCGTACATCACCGATGCTTTCGAGCCGCGCATCCTGTTCAGTCCGGCGCTGACGCTGCTGCTGGCCGAGCTGGATAGCTGGCCGGAGAAACAATCCGGTCACCACTATGACGGCCTGTCTGCGCTGCACATCCTGTGGATGGTCGCCACGACCCGCAGCGGCAAAATCGAATATCAAGGCGCAGGCGGCACCCGCCGCGCCGAAGACGGAGGACGAAAAGCATGGTAACCAAATCAGTAATACTCGACGCATCCGGCAAACCGATCAAGCGCGCCGAGTTGACCGAGCCGCAGACCTCTCGCCTGGCGCAACTGCACCGTGAATTCGCCAGCCATCCGTCGCGCGGTTTAACGCCGGTCAAACTGGCACGCATTCTCGAAGCTGCGGAGCAAGGCGATATCCGCTCGCAGCACGAGCTGTTCGCGGACATGGAAGAGAAAGACGCCCACATTCACGCCGAGATGGGCAAGCGCAAGCGCGCGCTGCTGACGGTGGATTGGGACATCGTGCCGCCGCGCAATGCCAGCGCCACCGAGCGCAAGCTGGCAGGTTACGCGAAGGAATTGATCCAGGACGTGCCGAACTTCGAAGATGTGATCCTGGACGCGCTGGACGGCATCGGCCACGGCTTCAGTTGCCAGGAGATCGAGTGGGAGCGGCTGGGTAGCGAATGGCTGCCCAAGGCGCTGCACCACCGCCCGCAGGGCTGGTTCCAGACCGACCGCGAGACGCGCACCGAGATCCGCCTGCGCGATATGTCGCTGGACGGGCAGGCCCTGCAGCCGTTCGGCTGGATCACCCACGTGCACAAGGCCAAGAGCGGCTACATCGCCCGCGCCGGACTGCACCGCGTGTTGTGCTGGCCGTACCTGTTCAAGAATTATTCGGTCGGTGATCTGGCTGAATTCCTGGAAATCTACGGCCTGCCGCTGCGCCTGGGCACCTACCAGGCTGGTGCGTCCGACGAAGAAAAATCCACGCTGCTGCGCGCGGTGATGAGTATCGGCCACGATGCCGCCGGCATCATCCCGGAGGGCATGGCCATCGAGTTTCAGGAGGCCGCCAAGGGGTCGCCCGACGCGTTCATGGCGATGATCGACTGGTCCGAGAAGAGCGAGAGCAAGGCGATCCTCGGCGGCACGCTCACCAGCCAGGCGGACGGCAAGAGCAGCACCAACGCGCTGGGCAACGTGCACAACGAAGTGCGCCACGATCTGATGGTGTCGGATGGCATCCAGCTGGCGGGCACGCTGACACGCGACCTGGTGTATCCGTTGCTGGCGCTGAACAAGGGCGGCGTGGATGACCGCCGCCGCTTGCCGCGCTTCAAGTTCATGTTCGACGATAGCGAAGACCTCGGTGTGCTGGCCGATGCGCTGCCGAAGCTGGTCGGCATCGGCATGAAAATTAAAGCGGAGTGGGCACACGAGCGCGCGGGCATCCCAATGGCGGAAGAAGGCGATGAGGTGCTGGGCGTGCCTAAGCAGGGCACAAAACAAGGCGCGCTCAAGGCCGCTGCGCTTAGCGCGAACAACAGCGCAGGCGATCCATTCCCCGATCAGACCGCGCTCGATGCCACGATCGAGGCGATCGCGCCGGATCTGCTGCAAGGTCAGGCGGTGGCCGCGCTCAAGCCGGTGCTGGAGATGATCGCTGCATCCGCCGACTATGCCGAGGTATTCGACAAGCTGGCCGCGACCTTCCCCACGATGGACACGCTTCAGCTCGAAGAGACGCTGGCGCGCGCCATGTTCGTGGCCGAGGTGTGGGGGCGGTTGAGTGTAAATGGACAAGGTTGATCTCTCCGCCGTCTTCGGCCTTCCGCCCGAAAAGGCCATCGAGTATTTTCAGTCGAAAGGCTTCGAGATCACCTGGAGCTGGAAAGATCTGTGGCAGGAAGCACATGCCAAAGCTTTCACCGTGGCCAAGGTGCTCAACAGCGATATCCTGGACGATATTCGCGGTGCGCTCGACGATGCGTTAAACAACGGCACCACCTTCCACGACTTTAAGAAAAATTTAACGCCCATCCTTCAGGCCAAGGGCTGGTGGGGTAAAACCGAGTATACCAACACCACTACCGGTGAGGTCAGCACCGCGCAGCTGGGTAGCCCGCGCCGCCTGCGCACGATCTACCAGACCAATCTGCAAACCGCCTACATGGCCGGGCGCTACCGCTCGATGATGGAAAGCGCGGACAGCCACCCGTACTGGCGCTATGTCGCGGTGCTGGATGGCCGCACCCGCCCGACGCACCGCGCCATGAATGGCCGTGTGTTCCGCTACGATGATGCGCTTTGGTCTAGCCACTACCCGCCCAACGGATTCAACTGCCGCTGCCGCGTCAGCCCGCTCAGCGCCGCTGCGGTCGAGCGCGAAGACATTACGGTGCAATCGTCCGAGGGGCAGCTGATCGATCACGATATCCCCATGAAGGACGGCAGCACGGTGCAGGTCAAGGCGCTGCGCATCAAGGTGAATGGGCAGGACAAACTATTTGCGCCGGATGCGGGCTGGAGCTATAACCCCGGCGAAGCTGTATTCGGTAACGATATCGAGGTGATGCGCAAGATCAGCGCGGTAAAGGAGCGTGATATTCGCGTGCAGGCGGTGCAGGCGATCAACAACTCTGAGCTGCGCCACCAGGTGTTTGTGAACTGGGTGAATAATGCGCTGGCCAGGCGCGCGCCTGGGCACGATATACAGGTGGTCGGATTTGTGTCCGAAGATATCGCGGATTTTGCCAGGGCCAACAATGGCGGGGCAGATGCGGCGCGCGTGCTGGTGCTGCCGGAGAAACGACTGATACACGCGGACAGCTCAAAACATCAGGGCATCACGCTCACACTGGAGGAATACCAATCGCTGCCGCAGGTCGTCGCCAACCCGGATGCCGTGTACTGGGACAAGCTGCATCAGAATCTGGTGTACACGGCCAGCGATGGAAGCGGCGGGTTGATCTATATCCCGGTGGACGCGGCGGACAACGTCAAACCACACGGCAAGCTCGACGCAATCGTGAACGCCTACAGGTTGGCATCAACGAATGACGGCACGGGGAGATTGAAAGACGTGAAGCGTTTCGTGAAAATGGAGTGAAGGCCGGCGGCGGGACTCGAACCAGCATAATTCGCTGCGGTGCAGTTTAGCCATTACCCATCGGCGGACAGCCGACCTTGCTGGCGGGGATTATAGGAGGCATCATGTTTGAAATCAAGATCGACGACCGTGCGGTGATGGGTTTTCTTGCCCGGCTGGAACACGCCGGGCAAGATATGTCGCCGGTGATGCGTGCGATCCGCACCGAGCTGCTCAGTCAAACCGAGGCCAACCTCGCAGCCGAAGGCAGGCCAAAATGGCAGCCGTTGCAACCATCCACTGTTGCGATGCGCACTAAGCGCGGATCGTGGCCGGGCATGATCATGCAGGAAAGCGGCCAGCTTGCCGCCTCGTACACGCCCGGCTCCGACGCGGTGAGCGCATGGATCGGCAGCAATAAAAAATACGCGGCAATGCAGAATCTTGGCGGCAAGACCAGCCCGCGCAGCATGATCCCGAACAAAGTCATTGCGGCGCGGCCATCACTTCCCATCACCGGCGCGGGCAACCTGCAGCCCCAAGCCGTTGATGCCGTCACCCGGCTGCTGATCGGGCATTTCGGCGCGACGGCGACGGGTAGTTAAAACAGCCCAAAAACACAAACCCCAAAAAACGGCCCTGTGGCGGTTTGAGTGCCGCAAACGCGACCCGATGTAGCAGGAAAGACTGCGCGGCGATTTTAACGGGGGTCTAACGGCCTCTGTGCGGATGATTTGCGCGCACGCGAGATGCGCTTTGCGCTCCCCGCTTCTGTTTTGCAATTTCACGGAGGTGTGCTACCGTGAAAAAACGGTTCGCCCGCCCACTCTCTTTCCCGCACCGAAGCCCTTCGGTATCGCCCGCACATGTCGTCATCCCCAGAATGGCGACATGAAATCCAAAACCACCAAACACCCACGTTCGCAGCAGGTCGCCTTCGCGGCCTGTTCGTTCGCGCTTGATGCCAACGGTTATGTGCAGCTGCTGCCCGCCGGCGAGTTTCGTGCGCGTGATGGTCGCCCGACCGAGTGCGCCGCCTGGCTGACCAATGCCGAGATCGCCACCAAGCTGATTGCCGACATTGCTGCCCTGGCTAACCCGGTGGTGATCGACTACGAACACCAGACCATCTTGTCATCCGAGAACGGCCAGAAAGCGCCTGCGGCCGGTTGGTTCACTGCCGAAGGGATGGAATGGCGCG